CATGGAATTAGAATTAAACGATTTACAAAAACACATCATTGCTAGAATCAGAAAAAAGGATCAAGTCATCTCTGCTCGATGTGGATGGGGATCGGGAAAGACGAGCGGACTTGTGTTTGCTCTTTGGTTTATAAGTCGGATTCGCCCCGGTACATCCTCTTTACTAGTCACCGATACATCACCAAGGTATAGATCTGTTTTAGGTCCAGAAATACAAAAGTGGCTAGGTCCAATCGGTTGGACTTTTAACGCTCTTGAATCAAAGTGGACTGATCCAATAACAGGATCATCTATATGGTGTCGTTCTTACTTTCGCCCTGGTACAAGAGAAGCAACACATAATCCTTTGGAAGGTTTGAACATCACATCAGGTGTAGCCTTGATTGATGAATGCCAAACATTTAAGGATGATGAAGTTGCACAAAAAGCACTTGGACGTTTGAGGAGTGGACCTACACCAATCTTGATCATGGTCGGCTTGCCCGTTGCAGATGCTTGGTGGTGTTCACTTTCAGAGAAGGCAGGATATGAACCTTTACTTTTTACTTCCTATGTAAATCAATCCAATCTTTCAGATGAATGGTTTGAGGCTACTAAGTTGCTTCCTGAGGAAGAGCGGCTAGCCATGGTGATGAATGAACCTAGACCACCAAGTGGATTGATCTATAATGAATGGACATCCAACCACGTCATTGATGATTTTAAATACAACCCTAATATGACTGGCAGAATCTCAGTAGATTGGGGATTCAGAAAACCAAGTGTCTTGATTATGGTATACGATGAAGATCGAAAAGCCACGATTATAGTGCATGAGATCAACCCTCAAGAATGTACTATTGATCAATTAGCAAGGATGATCTTATTGATAGCATGGCCAAGGTCACTTATGAGTCAAGCGCCGGGTCCTAGAATATGGTTAGATTCAGGTGTTGCAGATAAAGCGGGGGCAGCTCGAAATGATCAGACAGGTAGATCAGCTTTTAGAGCTATGAAGAAACTACCACATGAGGGAGGCATTGGAGTTCCATTAAAGTTTACTACTGATCCAATAATGACTAATGTCTTAAATGGGATCCAAAAAGTAAAAAGGGCACTAGCACAAAAGAAGTATTTATGTACTCGAGAAGTATGGGACAAAGGCGAGAAGTCAATAGGCAATTCTTTCCGAAAAGCGATTTTATCTTATGGTTGGACACCCACAAAAGACGAACCTAAAAAGGATGGTCGAGAGGATCCACTTGACGCATTAAGATATGATTGTCTTTTCCATTATTGGTCTGAGATGTCCTTACCCACTATTACACCACGTAAGGCAATTGGTAGAACCAATGCAAGAATTAGAAGACAAAAAAAGTTCACAAGCTTTTAAATAAAAAACCTTGCCACATGGATGAATCCAAAAAAAGTCTGCTCTCAAGATTAAGTTGTTGAAAGTGAAAGGGCATGTGACAAGGCTTGTCTCAAACTTACATTAATTTTAATTTATTGACAATGTGAATTATATTTCACACAATAGAAAAAAAACATTAATCGAAATAGTGCGCCCAATGATTGATGATAAAAGAGATGAACCACATATGAAAGCCACGTTACCTAGGTTTAGAACCAAGGGTATAACAGGTACACAGTTATCTGGTGGCAAGATCACAGGAAAAGAACGTAACTCTAAACTTACCGGTCTTAATTGGATTCGTGAGAGTGAGGAAATGTTACAGACTGATCCTGTGGTAAGAAGATCATGGCACATGCTAAGACAAACTTTATTAAGTGCGACTTGGAGATTCCAACCAGGTATCGAAGGCGATGCAGTAAGTGAAGAGTTAGCACGCTATGCCAATGAGGCATTTGGCTTTGATGGATACGCTGGTCAAATGGGTTCAAGCTTTGAAGAACAGTTGACTTATCTATGGGAGTTTGTACCCACGGGCTACAGGTATGCAGAGGAAATCTATAAAGTAGGTCCAGATTCAGAGGGCAAAATTAGAGTGTGGCTCGATTATTATGCAGATAGGGAACCAAGCGCCCACAATAAATGGCTTTCTCAGGATGGTCAGCACTTAGATGGTGTTATGCAGAATGTAGTCGGATACACATACACACCTGAACCCATACCCGCAAACAAACTCCTTTTGTTGACACTTAATAGAACAGGTTCAAACTTTGAGGGCATTGGCATGTTACGCCCTGTGTGGTGGTGGTGGAGAACTAAACAACGTGTTTCTAATTTGATGTGTGTCGGACTTGAACGGTGGGCAATTCCTACGCCTAAGGTTTCTGTTGATCGTGGTCAGGCTGAAATGCAAGGTCTGAATGATGCTGATGTAAGCGCCATGATTGACGATGCTGCGGCACAAGCAGAGGCGTTACTCTCTACTGAATTAGCTTATCTAGTTGAGTCTCCTGTTGTTAAGTTTGATACATACTCAACTACACCATACCTTTACTCACAAGGTCCATTGGACATCATCAAAGAATGTGATAACCAAATCAGTCAAGCTTTCCTCGCACAATTTGCAAACCTTGGTATTTCAGATACTGGCTCGAGGTCAGTGGGTGAAGTTCATTTATCAGTGTTTAGGCGTGCTGCTATTAATCTTTGCGATATTGTGGCAAGCCAAATAAGTGGATGCGATAGGCGCGGGGGTGGAACCATAGGAAGATTGATTAGATGGAACTATGGTTATGTAGATCCATCTAAGTTACCTAGATTAACTCATACAGGTCTTGATACTGATGATTTGGCAGAATCATTGGGCATGTTGCCCGGCTTAGTTCAATCAGGTTTGTTGACTCCTGATGATGAGCTTGAGAGGGCAATACGTGAGCGACTCGGTGCAGGTGAATTGCCGGAGATTGCTGAAAGATCCCCAATTGATCGAACGGCAAAACAAGGCGGTGGTGTTGCTGCATTAGCTGAGACTTTAATCAAGAGGAAGAAAACCAATGGTTAAGAAGATTAGAGTAAAGAAGAAAAGAACAGAGGCACAAACACCAGCACCGCCCAAAGACAGAGTGAGAGGATCAAAGAAGAATCCCAAGGGCGCTGCCAGTGGTTCAAGAGGTGGGATCAAGATTCCTGAGAAATCTTTAAAAACCTTAGAGAACTATCGAGATGAGCATAATGAAAAGTACACAGCCAAATCAAAAAAAGTAAATCTTGGTACTCTTAAGGCAGTATATCAAAGAGGTGCAGGCGCCTTTAGTTCTTCACACCGTCCTCAAGTTACAAGTCGTGAGCAATGGGCTTTAGCAAGGGTCAAAGCTTTTTTAAAGTTAGTTGGAACAGGACAAAGGAAAAAAGCATATACAACAGATTTAGATCTTTTACCCGAGGGACATCCACAAAAAAGCAAAGCCAAGAAAAAAGCAGAACTTTTAAATATTCCTGACAAGTATTCACATATAGACTTCACACCTCCAAAGGGTGTGCAAGATGCTGCTAAACGTGGTCTTGAGGTTCGAGCAACAAAGCCACCAAGTCAAAGGGGAGGCACTGAGGTTGGACTTGCTCGAGCAAGGGATTTAGCCAACGGTAAACAGTTGAGTCCAGACACAGTCAAGAGGATGTTTGCATACTTCACAAGACATGAAGTAGATAAAAAAGGTTCTACATGGAGTGACCAAGGAAAGGGCTGGCAAGCTTGGCATCTTTGGGGTGGTGATGATGGATTCTCTTACTCAAGAAAGGTCACAAAGCAAATGAAAGCAGCTGATCAAAAAGTCAAATCTTTGACGGCATATAGTGAGGCATTAGTCTTAAATGAGATTAGGACTTATGATTTACCTGATGGTTTAACAATTGGGAAACCGTTTAAAACTCTTTCACTCGGTCAAGTTTCCTCTCGTATGAATGGCAAGCCTCTTGGGGATGCTATAGACCAAGATCTCTTAAATGAGATGGTACGAGTATTTAACTTAAGGAAAGAGTCAGATCCTGTCATTATTGATTGGCAACATGCAACCAGCCCATACCAAAATGGTATACAAGGACCGGACGCAGGTAATGCCCTAGGTGTCATAGTAGACCTAGAAGTTAAGAGTGACGGTTTATATGCAATCCCTGCATATAATGAAAGAGGTTTAAAAGTAGTCAATGAAGCCGGTGGGA